ATAAGCTCTGTTTTTATAAGCATTTTCAAATTCTTTTACGGAACCATAATAAGAATTGATAATATCAATACAGTCAGCTGTATAATAATTATCCTCGGTTTTCCAGTTAGCTACATCAATTGTTCCTCGGCAGACAATATATTCATCACTTTCTGTATACCTAGCTTCTACGATTTGCCATTTTCTGTATTCAGACGGTCTTACATATTGGTAATCATCTGTTTTTATCCATTCATCGGGTATATTGACGATATAATTAACAATATCTCTATTATCAATATATGTCTTTCCTAAATTAGTATCGAAGAAAACTATTTCGTAACCATTACCTAATACATTAGTTATTTCACCTTCTTTTCCATCAATATTAACTTCAGCTCCTATTAATTTCCTTTTCATTGCTTATATCCTTTCTTCTTTTTTTGATTTGATTACTTGATCATGCTGGAGACGATAGCCTAAATAGCTTCGCCTCCAGCTTTTTTCTTTTTATGCAAAACAAGGTTGATGCCTTCTCGCACTTACGCTTCTATTTCTCGATACCATATAAATATGGCGCAGAAATCTCTTCTAATGATTCAACTGAGGATTCTGTATTATCCTGATATAATCGATATATTTGAATAGAATCATTTAAAAACAAATTTCTTGCTTCTTCAGCAGTTAACGGAATCATTCCAGTCCATTTGTATCCATAATTATACATTTCTTTTACATTCATATCTTATCTCTCTTTCTTTATTACGCAAAACAAAGCTGTCCATCTGGAGCGGCTGTAAATACCGAAGAAACGGTTTCTTCTTTTTTCTCTGGCCGTGTAAATAGAATCCTCTTATCTTTAAGTTCGCTAATCAGTTCATCAATTGCTTCATTGATTCGTATTCTCTCATCGCCTCTTGGATACGCATAAATCCAATTTCCTTTTTTATCCATAGAAACATAGGTATTGCAATGTCCATTCAGATAATCATTTCGTTTACCTTCAGAAGCTAATTTATCAGAAAGATAGCAAGCAAAGGCTCTGGCGAACAATTCGCATTCAGAACTCCAATACCCATGACTATCTTTCGAATATTGTTTATCAAACTGAGTAGAATCTACATAATATTGTGTATAAATTCCATTTTCATTGTAATGAATTCGATTCATGACTTTCTTCAAAGACTTGACATGATCTAATATCCGTCCTTCAGTAGCTAAACATGAAAGTCCAGCAGACTGTCCTATTAGATGGTCTAAAGCATGAGCCCACTCATGTCCAAGAGAACCAGCCCCACGTAATCGGGTTAGATTGATCACTTCCCGTAATGGTTCATAATGTGCCGCTGCATCTCCACGTCCTCTTGCTCCAAAAGCGATCGCGAGGCTTCCACAAGATAGTCCTGGCAGGGATACACTTTTTTCGTCTATATCTAGTGCATATGCAAGATCCGCAAAGGCATCATAAGCATAGTCTAAAGATATTTGGCGTTCGTTATTATTGGTCCAATTACCAAACTCTCCGGCTCGTATACCATACCGCTCAATTAACTTTTCACCCGTGATGTGTTTATTTTGAGGTCTCCATGTTTCTCCAGACCTCTCCAAAGTTTCAAATTGTTTCGGCATCCATTTTTCTTTCCTTTTTCTTTTTGACGCAGCCTTTTTCTCTTTAAAAACTTCTTTTTGTTTTTCTTCGCAATTTTCCTGTGTCCCACAAAAAAGGATATTATGGCGCTCATCGATCAA